GTGGATTTATCACAATGGACTTTGAAGTTCCAGCAGAACGAGATATGATTGTTCGTATGTTGGCTAATGTTCTTCAAGACCATGGAGAAAGTGGTTCAGATCCATATACTCACACGATTCAAGCAACTTCAGGTGCAGCTTTATCAAGACCTGATTTTACAGGCAGTTCAAGTTCAGGGATACCAAGTCTATTTGACATTGGTTTATATTATCCTGAATCTGCACAAGATAAACTGATTACAAGTGCTGTAATACAAAGTCTTACAATGAATTTTGATATGACTGATGGAAGATGTTTACTTAGTGGAACATTCTATTCAGGTATGACAAGTTCAAGCAAGTTCTTAATAGAGCAAACTTTAAGTGCTAATTCAGCAGCACCAACTTTAATGAGTTCATCACCAACACAAATAGAATCTTATTTTGATACTAAGAAACTTGATGTTGATGGAACTTCATTGGCAGATATGGTGATTACTGGAGTATCATTTACATTTGAAAACAATGTAGCAAGAGTTGGTAGAGATTCTAATGGTGATGCAGAAAGCTATGCTTTTGGTATCCCATCAGTAAACATTACTGGAGAGATTTCATTAATGTATGATGCAAACTTTGACTTTGCAAGTGGTGGTAATGTATTACAAGACTTTTTAAGTGGTAATACTGCAACACTAAAACTTCAGCAAGGCGATGGTACAGTAAATACAGCAGGTGAAATGAACATAGAATGTGAGATATATTCAACAGCAGTAAATCTTGATCCTAATGCAGACACAGGTGCAGTAATTACAATTCCATTTAAAGTAGTACAACCTACTTCAAGTGGTGCAGCATCAGGTACAGCATTTAAGTTTGAGTATGTAGATTCAACCCAAGCAAGTGGTTGGTAAGGAGTAACAAATGAAGGTTAAAATGTTCGATAAAGAATGGGAAGTTAAGGATATTAACTACAAAGAAAGGCGAGAACTATGGCATTTAAGTCTAAGTTCTTTTGCTGGAACTGAAGTAGTACACGATAAATACTTCAAAATGATTAATAAAGTAGAAGAAATATCAGGATTATCTGAAAAAGATTTTGTTCATAAGGATAAAAGTCTTTTAACGATGGCTGAAATTGATCTATTGCTTCAAGAAGTATTTGCTTCCTATATGGGTACTGAAAAAAAAGACTCATAGGACTTTGTAGTTATGTGTGGTTTTCTCAAATGGGATTCCCACACATAACTTTAGAGTTTCCATACAAAAGGCAAAGTCCCTTAACTAAAAAAGTTAAGACTTATGAGAACTTAGAACAGGTATGGGAAGAAATAGAGATGTTAGTTGAGAGCTGGCAAGAGAGTCAATTTTCTCTTGGTAGAAATCTTTACTTCCATTTACCCTTATTTATGAATCCACAATGGATTGTAGATATTGAATATCAAATGATATTAAAGGAATATAACTGGATTAAGGATTTTAATATTCCACTTGCAAGTACATTAGATGAAGTTATTGCAAGTAAATTAGATGAATTTGATGTTATAAATAATGAGATAAAATCAATTCAACTTTATATGGGCGAAAAAAATGGCAGATAAAAGAATAAGACTATTAGTACAAGCAGAAGTATCTAAAGCTGTAAGAAATTTAAATAAGTTAGAAAAAGAAACTGACGAAACAAAGCAATCGGCATCAGAATTAACTTCTACATTTAAGAATTTATTTGGTGCAGCAGTATTAGGTGCAGGTGCAAGAAGTGTTATACAAACAGCAAGTAATTTTGAGAGTTTACAAGTAAGACTTGTTGCTTTAAAAGGAAGTACAGAAGAAGGTGCTAAAGCATTTCAACAATTTACAAAGATTGCAGCAACCACACCATTCCAAGTACAAAATGTAGTAGAAGCTGGTGCTACACTTGAAGCATTTGGTGTAAGTAGTGAAGATTCTTTAAAATCTATTGCAGACTTAGCAGCATTTATGGGTACAGATATTGTAGATGCAAGTGCAGCATTTGGTCGTGCTTTTGCAGGTGGTGCTGGTGCAGCAGACATACTTCGTGAAAGAGGTATTTTACAATTAATAAAAGATGCAGAAGGCATAGAAGATTTATCTAAATTGACTTTACCTGAATTTAGAGCAGCATTAGAAAGGGCAATGACCGATCCTGATGGTAAGATTGCAGGTGCTACTGATTTACTTGCAGCTACTTTTAGTGGTAAAATTTCTAATATGCAAGATGCTGTAGATCAATTACAAAATTCTATAGGGCAACAATTATTAGGAGATTTAGGAGATTTTGCTTTAGTAGTAAGAGATTCAGCAATTAGCATGACTGATTTTGTTGATAATTTATCAGAAGAACAAGTAGGAAATATAAAAGAATTTGCTACAACTATTGGTGTAATGGCAGCAGGATATGGTGCTTTAAATGTTGGTATTATGGTTTCTAATATATCGCTTGGATTGTTTACAAAAAGAATAGCATTTTTCTTAGCAGCATTTGAGGGTATAAATACAGTTATTCGTAATTTGACTCTTGTTCAAGAAAAAATAGTATCTGCAAGATTAGCTATGGCTGAATTTGAGTTAGAGCAAGACAGGAGAACACCTAATCTCATTTTAGGAGATCAAGAATCTTTACAAGAAAGAGTTGATTTCTTTAAAGAAAAATTGTCTGAATTGCAAACCAAAAATGAAAACATATCATTTGAAAAAGGTATGTTCACTAAAATACTTATGGGAGATGAAGAAGTAAGTGTTGATGACATAATAGAAGATATTAATAAAGTCAATGAAGCAACACAAAATATGGCAAACACAACAAATGAAGCCAATAAATCAACAGAAGATGGTAATAAAAAGAAAAATGAATCAAATAAAAAAACCTTAGAAGAACAATTAACAAATTTGGCTACCGAAGGTAAAATAACAAAATCAAATGCTATATCTACAATACAAGCTAAATCAAAAGAATCAGCAGCTTCATATATTGCAAGTATATTCAAAGGAATTGGATTTCCAGCAAACATTGTTTTAGCAGGATTAGCTACTGCAGCTATTGATAAATTGTTTGAGCCATTGACACAATTTCAAAGTGGTGGATCGTTTATAACAAACAAAAGAACAACCCTACCTATTGGAAATGGAGTAGTAGTTGGTGATAATGCAAGTGGTATGGAACGAGTAGATATTACTCCATTACCAAGTCCTACAAGTAGTGGAAACAACATCACAATAAACATATCTGCACCATTAGTAGATGAAACAGTAGTAGATCACATTATACCAGCTATAAGGAGAGCAGAAAAATTAAACTTATGAGCAATGTAACAAAATCAAGTGCTTTTGCATACATACCAAAGAAACTATTTGGAATGAAAAAGAAAAGCATAAAACAAAAACTAAAACGAATACCTAAACTTAAATTAAGGAGATACTAAAGTGGAACTTGGAAAAGGAACTAAATTCACATTAAATATTGAAACACTTGTCAGTATTGGTGTAACAATATTTATGATAGTTGGTTTATGGTTTAATCTACAAGCAGATATTGAGGAAGCTAAGAAATTACCTGAACCACCAATTAGCAGAACAGAATACGATTTGAAAGATCAGATGATTCGTAATTCTATTTTAAATACTGAAGAAAAAGTAGAAAAATTAGAAGAAAAAGTAGATGACATTAAAGACGATACAAGAAGTATTAATGATATGGCAGTTGGACCAACTGATGCTCCAACATATACACCAGAAGGATTGGCAACAGATAAAGGTGTGCAAAAATTAAAAGATAGACAAATACAATATATTTTAGCACCTTCATTAGAATTATTCCCATTTACTACTGGGGCAAATATGGCATCTACACTTGGGTTCGAACAACAACCATTATTAGCACCTTCTACTAATGGTGTTGTTGATGGAACAAGATTATGTAAATTTACATATACATCTGATACAGCACCAGCACTATTATCAACTGCTTCATTATTTGTACGATTAGATAATTTTACACAAGATAGTATAAATGCTGGTGTTGGAAGACCAAGTAAAATATTATATCATTTACCTCGTTTTGATACATCTAATAGGGATTTAGGACAAGGTTTGTTTTATCAACCACCAGAAATGGTTTATGTAAAATTAAATAATTCAGATAAATTATATATAAATTCATTTGATATTAGTATTGCAAATGATAATGAACAATTAGCAACAGATTTAGTTGGAAAAACTATTGTTGTATTACATTTTAGAAAGTCCCA